ATCGGAGATATGTGGGAGCTGCACCAGCCAATTAATGAAACCGATTATATGATGGCCATAAAGTGCCCTGACAAAAACTACCAGGAGCTGATAGCGCGTCGAATAGAAAAACTAAATTGGATGGGTGTTCCTTATAAGATCTTTTTGGATGGTGAGTTAGTTCACCATGAAGAGCATCTGAAACTATAAACCTTTTGTTGTATTGCGGTTGATGTTTTTCACCAGGCCGCCAAACATCTGGTCATTTCTTTCTTTGAGTTCTGGTTTAACTACCGGTTTTAGCTGGGACAAATCCTTCGTAGAGTTTTTGTGGTAGCCAGCCTTCTTTACGGGCCTTAACAAGTTCATCTGTAGCCTCCTTTAATAATTTATTATAGTCGTATTCTGGTAGTCCTGACAAGTCATTGCCAGCATCAAATGCCTTTCCCTTGCCTCCGGTGTTGTCAATAACCCTTATATCAACATTAGGGTTGCCTTCGTAATGTTTTGCCAGGTCTTTTACTGTTTCAATAGATCTAACGTGGGTCCCGACGTGAATGTTAACAGGCACGGTACGTCCCATACGTTTTGCTCTTTGTACAGCGCCACCACCAAACTCACCCCCACCGGTCAGTGCTTCAATCGGATCTCTGTATACATAAGCAACTGTCACATCTTTGCCGGCGTCCAGGGCTTCATCAATTTTTTTCATGGAGCTTGGGAATGTTGCAAGATTCGTGTCGTACACAATTTGAGATCTCACAGTCTTTTCAAGCAGCGCATCTTCCAGGGCAGTAGATTTACCAGCACCAGTTCCGCCACCTGTAAATAACACCTCGTTAAATTTGCCAGGTTGTGCTGGTTCTGCAAGTAACCTGGCGTAATAAGATTTTGTAAATGCAGAGGCGGGTTCGTGAACCGCTGCACTTAATGTTCTGTCGGCCACATAATCTGGGCTAAGCTCCCTGGCCAGGTCGGTGTTGATGATGCGTCCACCATCTGAGTCGGGTAAGTTCCTGTATTGATCGATCGCACCATCTAGATCTTCGTTGAGCTGTTTAGTAAACCTGGTTTCTATTTCGGCCATTTCTTTTGGCAAGGTTGTATCGGGTGATACCTTCAATGGAGTTGCACCCCTGGGCAATGCTCCTATGCCCTGGTCAATTTCGCTAACAACATTAACATTGGTAGGTTTAAAACCTGTTTTTAGTGTAAGGTGAGCCTCATTGTCAAATATGTCATCCAGCTGCAATTTGTTGATTGGTATTTTTACTTCTACAACCTCAGAACCGTAGCCGCTAATTGCCCCATCGGGTTTTGTTGAAAAGAAAAGCCTATCTTCTTTTCCGGTCATTACACCTGATTTTTTAATTTTGCTGGCAGCTTCTGGTGTTGTTCTGTGATACAGCGTTACGTTCCCCAGGTCATCAATTTGCGCTCCACCACTTAAATTAATTTCTTCTAATAGATCTAGTGTATTTGCATCCAGACTGCCGATTCCTTTACTGCCTTTACCCGCACGCTGCGCTGTCAGGGCAGATTTCGCGATTTTTCCGGCAGCGCCAGCGGTTTTTAAGACGGTGCCGGCGGTGCCACCCAGAAGAGGTCCAATTACTGGTGTAGCGTAAAGCGCATCTCCAGCAACCCCTAATCCTTGCATACCAGCATCAAAGTAACCTCCAAAGCCTCCGCGCTCTATATTTTCTGCCATCGATGGATATGCTTCACCAGAAAAGGCCTCTGAAAACGGTTGCTCTCCAGAAGGTAAAGCTGGGTATTCACCAGCTGCATCTGCTAAACCAGCTCCTGGTAATATCATGCCACCAAAATTTGCTAATTGACCGGCGGACGGCGCATATTCTTCCATGGCAGCACGTTGAGCTTCAATCATCATCATGTCACGATCAAGCTTTGCCTGGGCTTGCTGGGCAAAAAAGTCTTTGATTCGCTCTAGGTAACCGTCGTCCTGGATCTCAGCCATTAGCCTCTACCGTATAAACCAGAGTTTTGGTTCTTGATGACAGCTCCACCATTGGCTGCAAATGTTTTTACGTTTGTTGGTTTACCACCAACACCCTGTTTCTTTGATCTTTTGCGGGTAACCGCGGAAGCAATCTGATTTTTGCTCATTCCAGAAGCTTTGGAGGATGGTACGCACTTTGGATATTTTCTTTTGGCGTCGGCTTTTTGTTTTGACCGGCCACATTTAGCAAAGCCGCCACTTTTCTTGGGTGATCCTATGTCAACCCAGTCGTCGTTGAACCATTTAGTAAGTCCGCCTTTAGGTTTAGCCACGAGGTACTCTGGTCTTCTTACGCTTGTTTTCCATCATAGCACCACAGCCTCGGCCCTGGACCATTACGGTACCACCGTTTTCAAAGAATCCCATTTTGTTACGCACCCTGGTCGGCAGCTTACCTAGTCCTTTGTTGCCCGCTGGCACAGGTTTTAGATTTTTTTTCATTTCGCCTCCCTCGGCCTTATATTGGCCACCCATTTTTTTGTATTCCTTGACCATATACGCATTGGCGTATGCAGAGGGGTATACATCAAATTTGGCCTTGGCTTTCGACTTGGCCTTAGAATAAAGCGCCGGATTTTTTACGTTGTCCGGAGTCCCGCCCTTCTTCATTTTAATCGCGTCCAGGGTCTTCGCTTGTTTGGCGTGCATATTGCTCGCTTTTCTCAGCGCCTTGGATACTTTTTTTAATTTGGTCTTTGTCTTTTTTTGAATGCCCATAGTTGTATTATTAAACGGTTGAGGTAAATTTGCAACGATAGAGGTCCCAGTTGCGTTTCATAACCTCAAACCATTGGTCCAGGGAAATTACACAATTTAAATAGGGGTCTACCTCCCATTCCGGATTTATAGCGTACATCGGCAGACAAACTTGTATNGGTTTTCGGTTGTACCGAAAAATCANAACGGGTATTTTTTCNCCAGCAGCCTCAATGGTCTGCTTCAACCATTCNGGTTTGTAGGCCCATCCCTCTTTGTAGTGTTTGCATTCGACCGCGTGAAACGGAATATCAATGTCAGTNAGGTTCGCGGTTTGATATTGGTCCAGNTTGCGCTTGCAGCTGAAATCAATACCCTCTGTTTCAAAGAAGTTGTTGATCTCTTTTACGACGGCCCTTTCAAATGTAGCGCCTTTTGTGCGACTCAATGCTGACATGGTTATCAAGTATACCATCTAATGGGCGCGAAAGTAGGTGCGGGAATTACCGTACAGAATTTTGGTGATTCTATGTGGTCAACTTAGTTTATGCCTTCGCGCAAGCCGGCCGGCCCCAGATCTGGGGGGTCGGGTCAAAAATCAAAGCTAAAATCTCTGGAAAAACCAGATCCAAGGGACCCCTACCGTAAGCCCTTGATTTATAAGGGTTTGCGGACGCCAGGGTACAGTGTACCAGGTGCGCAGACTTATGCCGGTGACCTGTCTGCACAGACCAGTCCCGCGGCCTTGCATTATTGTACGCCAGCTTACAGGCAGAAAAGCCTGTAGAATCAATGACTTACAGCATTTTGTGTATTTTTTTGGATTTTTGGGCGGCCGGCTGGCCGGCGGGGCCAGGACGTGGTTAAGTTCGTTAGAAATCCTTCTCAGGTTTGCCATCGACTTCAGCTCCTAAAAGCTTGGACAATCGCTCCTTAATATCTTCCTTGGTCATTGTCTCCAGGTTGGCATTGATATTAATGTTCTGGGATCTATTAACCGATAGGCCAGCAAGCTGGTTGAGTTCTTTGATAGCCGACACGGCAGCGTTGAAGTGACCGCTTTCAAATGCTGTCTCGGTAATCTTCCACAACATTGTGCCGGTCTTTGTTGGAGTGATCGCATACTTCTCTGCCAGTTCGTCCTGGCGAATGCGAACCGCTTTGGTAACATTAGGAAAGTTCTTGCCGTTGAGCATCTTGCTGGCCGAGTTAGCTGGGAATTCAAATCCAGCTTTGCGGGCTGCTTCAGTCTGGCTGCACGCACCTTCGGTGTAGTGCCAAACAAAGCTTGCTTGCATTGCGGTCAGCCCATGTTCTTCATCCTTCTCAAAGGTATCTGGAACCGACACAAGTGTTGGCTTCTCTTTCTTAGGTCTTCCGGCCATCTTATTTGTCATACCTCTTGAACATTTTATCGAACACTAATTTACCTTCTCTCTCGCTATACAACTCTTCCTTGTAATCTAATCGCTCAGCGCAGTTCATTCTATACCACCGACTGAAATTAGTCTTGTAGCTCTCGTCCTTCTCATATTTAAATTCATGCTCCCTCATATTGCCCTCCCAGGGGGTAGTGTACATCTACCCAAGTTAGTATAGGCATTACACCCCTATAACGGGTGTTTCCATGTGTTATGTTGCCTATATATATTATTCTCATAATTAATAGCTATACACTACCTATAGTAAGAACCCCAGTAAATACAAGGCCTCCGGCACAGGTAACAGCCAAGTGTTAGGTAACCTAGAATCACCAGGTCACCACATAAATGTATACAATCTCTTTTATAGCTAGAGCTGACACAACCCAGCATGACCTTAATGCAGTGTCTCATTTCGCACCTCTGCCACTATCACATCCGTCA